GCGCGCGAAACGAGTTGTTTGCGCGTTGCGATTATTTACGCTGCTAGTCTGGCGCGAAACCGCGTCAGGCGAACGCATGGGCATTTTGCACGCATGGCAAACCGCAGGCGTATCGCGCCGCTTTGCTAAATTCTGGACGGGTCTAAGCGCGCCGGTTAGAGCAACCGAACGTTGACTTGCTCGAGCCGCCAAATCGCATCAGCGCGCGCGCGAGCGCACATTTCGTCGTGAATCCGTCCCCGAAACGCATCCATAACCAGCAAATCACCAGGGCACGCGCCAGGCTGACCGGGCGCCTTAATACCTTTATGCGCCTGCGCCATCTCGCCATGCCCGACGACGTGCCGAGGCGGCAGGCTGAGCATCAGGCACAGGTCGGCGCATAGGTCGACCGCCGCAGCCCATTGGCGGTCGCTGGCGGGCCCGACCCTGAAATCGCCTATAAGCGCAATGGCGATATGGTCGGCCGAGCAACGCAAAGCATGGTGCCCGATTTCATCCAATGGCAACGCTTGCCAGACTTTGCCATCGAGCTCGGCTGGGCCGAGATTGCCACCGATATAGAATGTATACGGATTCTGGCTTCCGGTCGCCTTCGCGACATCATGCCATTGCGGCGCCCGGCCAATGAATGCGTCGCAGATTGCCGGGGCATCGTAGCCAATGACAGCGCCGGTCCGCAGGTTGACGCCGCAACGATGAATCATCAACCCGACGACCCTGTTGATACTGCGCCATTGCGCTCGGCCGTCGCTGACCTGGTCAATGATGACGTCAACCATCGGTAAGGCAAGGGCAGGCGGCGTTGCGCGGGTTGAATTGGCCGCAGTATAAACAGATGAATGATTGGCCCTGTAAAACGCGGTGCCCGACGAATAGCTTGGCGACGTGTTGCTCGAGCTGGGCCCGCAACACTGCCAGCTCGGCTTCGGCCAACTGCGCGGCCTGGTGCCTTTCGCGCAGCGTATCCAGCTCGACTTTTTCCAGCTTCTTTTTCACTGTCATGTTGCAGCCGATAACCCGGCGCCCTCCAGCACATTGATGATTGAATTGATGGCGGCCCGCGCCTCGCTGTCAATAGTGCCGCCGCCGCTTGGGTCGTTGATCTTAGCCGGCTGTGACCCAGGGGGAGTTACCCCCCAACAGGCAAGGCCCCTTCCGAACTGTAACTCCTGGTCGTAGGAGCCACCAATCGTTCCAATGGTACAACGGGTGCCGGCGGTTGTCTCTGCCCCGCGCCCAATTGCGACTGCATTTGGATGCTTGCCGGCGGAGTCGTCGCCTATGGCTATGGCAAAATCACCGGAATTGGCGCATTCGCTATACCGGCCGATACATATAGCGTTGTTTATGTTTGTCCAATTGGTAGCCGAAGTGCCAATGGCGATTGATTGGCTGGCTCCGCTTTTGTTCGAGGCGCTATTGCCAAGCGCAATAGCATAGGTAGATAGCGCCTGCGAGCTAAGGCCTATAGCGATACCGTTGGAGCCGGTACTACTGGCGGTGTCGCCTATAGCTACACCGCCAGACGCGCTAACAGACGCGAGCTTGCCGATGGCGACAGCGTCGTCGGCGGCTGAACTGATTGCAGCTTGGTAGCCTATGGCAATGCAATCGTTAGACCCAGAGCCGATTGAAACACCATGACCAACGCCAACCCCAGAATAACCAGAGACGGTTGTGTCACCTATAGCAATGGAACGATGATCAAGCGCAGTTGCGGTGTACCCAATTGCAACTGTGTAGTCACCCTGGGCGTAACTACTCGGTCCTATGGAAACTGCGTAATCAGAATTCGAGGTGACTACAACAGAATCGCCTATAGCAACAGAACGGAGCGCAGTCGAATTTACTACACAATTTTGCCCTATAGCGATAGCGCGATCAGAGCCTGTATGTACGGAGGCATACGGGCCTATAGAAACGGCGTAGATGGTATCATATTCCACATTGGCGTTATACCCGATAGCTATAGATCGAGAGCTATTATACCCTACGTTAGCGGCTTGACCTACCGCTATGGCCGGGCCTGAGCCAGCCTGAACAGCGTCGCCAATACTGGCAGTTGCCCCAATTGCGATGGCCCCCGTGTTATCTCCAGAGCCAGGGGTATTCACTACCGCACTGGCACCAGCGACCACGCTGCTGGTTGCACCAGCGCTGGAGTTGTACCCAACGGCCGTCGCTTGAGCCCCACCTGCCGCAGATCCACCGCCGAACGCTTCTGAGCTTGCACCCGACCCGGGCTTGCTGACGCTGCCTCCGCTCGGAAAAACCATGGCGCCGGCATCGGACAACGTGACACCGCTATTCAATAGCGTATCGCCGCCCGTGCTATCCCAACGCGCAAGCGCATGGTCTGTGCTAGACCCTGGCCCGGTAACATCACCACCGCCACCGCCACCGGCCTCCCAGGCAACGCCGCCAAGGCCGTCGGCCGTCGCCACGTAGCCGTCGGTTGCGCTGCCGCTGCCCATGTTCGCAGGGTCCAGCGCCGACTGGTTGACTGATAGCGTCCGGTCTGCTGAGAGGTCGCCGCCGCCAGAGATACCGGTGCCATCGATAATCTGACGGCTGGTCTGCACGTGGCCGGCGACCGCGCCGACATTGGTGATAGCCTGCGCGTTGAAGTCGACCGCGGCAACTGGCTTCTTAATGACCTTGCCAGTCGTGCCGCTGTACACCGCGACGCCGCTATCAACGACGCCGCCGGCTGGCCCGGTTACGTCGCCAAGGCCGCTTTCGTCCGACCAGTCGACACCTCCAGAGCCGTCAGCAACGGGGACCTGGCCAACTGTGGCGCTGCCGCTGCTCATGTTGGCCGGGTCCAGGTCGCCTTCGTTCATCACGCCAATGGGCGTATACGAGGCGATTTTCAGAGTTACGCCTTGCTCGATGATTCTGATTTCGGTCATACCTGCGCCCTCACGACTAGAGCCAACGTTGAATCCGACGGGTAACGCCTGATTGACGTGCCATCGACCAGGACGTATTCGAGACGATGAACGCCCTCGACCAGGTCGCCAGTCGCCCAGACAAAATGAAACGTGCCAGCGGTGGCGTCGTCAATGACCGCTTCTTTGTTGAGCTCGCCTCCGGAGTCGTAGCGGACGGTCATCGACACCGATTTGTCAGTCAGGTCGACGCCTTCGAATTCCGAATAGAGGTCAGCGCCAGCGTCGCCAGCGACACGATAGATTGCGGCGCAGGTCGTCATATGGTCGGCCTCACAATTAGTTGCCCGGTCAAGTGCACAAACACGTCGCTGACCGGGTTGGTTCGTCGCACCTCATATACCCAATAGGTCGTCTCGGTTTCGCTGGCCGTGGCGGTGTCCGCTTCGTCGATGTCAAAAACCGTCTCGCCCAGGCTCGGGTTGCTGTGTTCGGTCGGGCCGTTGGATTTCGTGAAAACCGCGGTGCCGTTAGGCTCATCTTTGACGATGAATTCGATCGTGTCGTTGTTGATGGCAACGGCCTTACCGAACCCGTCCGTAATGACGACCTCGAAGCGGTTCTGCGTGCCGCGCACAATGGACAAGTTGACGCAATCCGGCTCTACCGTGGCGGCGCTACAGACCAGGCTTGCGCAGGCTGATGTCATGGCGTCGACTCCTACAACCAGCGGATACGACCGCCGACGGTTAGGGTTCTGCGCTCGCCAACGCGGTACATCATAGCCGCCGCGCCTGACTGCGCTGCAATGGTCGCGATAAATGGCGCATCAGCTGTCGCGTCGGCTGTCATGGCCGACTGTGCCGCGATGGCCGCTGCTATTGGTGCGGCGGCTGATAGTGACACGCTGGACCCGGCAACGGCTGCAATCGTGGCAGAGATAGGCGAGGCCGCGGTCATAAACGCACTGGCACCGGCAGCGGCTGCCACGGTTGCCGAGGCCGGCTGTACGCGCGTTACCTGGCCCGTTGCGCCGGACTGCGCTGCGATAGTGGTCACAACCGGCGCATTGGACGACAGCGCCGCAGCAAGGGCCGATTGGCTCGCGATTGTGGCGGCCATGCTGCCGGAAACCGTGATGGCTGCGGTTGTTGCGGACTGGGCGGCAATGGTTGCGTTGGCGATATGGCCGCGCGTACCGGTCGACGTCGTTGCCGACTGGCCGGCAATGGTCGCCGCCGCTGGTTGCGCCCTGGTTGCCTGGGCGGTCGTTGCCGACTGACCGGCCACGGTTGCCGCCCCGGGCTGGACCCGGGTTGCCGCTGGCGTAACACCGGCCTGGGCGGCTATCGTCGCGGCCATCGGAACCGTGCCTGAGAGCGCGGCCGTCAAGGCTGCCTGGGCGTCAATCTGGGCAATCTGGGTCGCGATGACCTTGACCGCCGCGGTCGTTGCGGACTGGCCGTCTATCGTTGCCGCGCCTGGCTGACCTCGTGTCAATGTCGAGGTCGTTGCTGACTGGCCGGCAATGGTTGCCGCGCCCGGTTGGGCTCGGGTTGCCGCCGAGGTCGTCGCGGATTGCGCCGCAATAGTTGCCGCGCCCGGCTGGACCCGGGTTGCCTGGGCTGTCGATGCCGACTGCCCTGCAACCGTCGCGCTGGCTGGCGTCAGCTTGGTTGCCGTTGACGTGGCCGCGGACTGCGCAGCAAAGGCCACCGCTGCCGGTTGGCGTTGGGTCGCGTTGGGCGTAATTGTCAGCGTTGGCTCAGACGTGGCGCTGATTGGTATCGTGGCCGATAGCGGCGCGTTGATGCCGGCGACACCATCAATCGACACAATGGCGCTATGCGCGCGCGCGCCCGTGGCGGTTGTTGCTGACTGACCAGCCACGGTTGCCGCGCCCGGCTGCGCACGAGTCGCTGCCGAGGTCGTTGCCGACTGCCCTGCAACGGTCGCAACACCAGGGCGTTGCCTGAGCACCGTTGACGACACCGCGGATTGCGCTGCCACAGTCGCCGCAACCGGCACGTTCGCGCTCAGCGCCGCTGCCGCTGCCGATTGGCTTGATATGGCTGCCGCAACCGGCGCGTTGGCGCTCAGGCCAGCGGTTACGCTGCTTTGACCGTCAATGGTCGCGGCCATCGACTCATACCATAGGTCCTGGCCAAGGTACGTACCGCGCGGCACGACGATAACCGGGCCGTCGACCCTGGCCGGCGCGTTGTACAGCGTGCCAGCGGTTCGGCCAATGATGTCGCGCTCTGGGCTGTGCTCGCCGAAATCAGGCACGCAAAATGATGGCAGCGGCCGGAGCATATGTGGCGCCATGCCGGTCTGTAGCGCCGCGATTTCGCCGTTACTTAGGACGCGCTTGAATATTGCGGGCGCCGCGATATCGCCATCACATGGTACCGTCAAGTCATCGGTAATGCCGATGAATAAGTCCCGCGTGTTGCTCAAGTCCTGATTGGTTCCGGTTTGGGTATCGGCCAGTGTACCGTCGACCCAAATCCGGACATTGCCAGCGGCGGCAACGCCTGGTGTTCTGTCGTACAGGATATGATGCCAATTGCCATCATATAGGTTGTACGTACCAGCGACCGCGTTGGCGGTCACGTCGCCGCTGCCGGTGTCGGTTATCCTGACGCGCAATTCATCTGACGCCTGAATATAGACCAACTGCATGCCAGGGAAACCGCCGCCCTCGCTCTTGCCACAAATCCTTTCATTGCCCGACGGCGTGCCGTTTTGACGAAACCAAAAAACCCAGGTACAGGCCGACGACGCAGGCTCGACCGGCGTGCCGTGCGCAAACTTGATGTGCGTCGATGATGACGCTACAAATCTTCGAGCCATGGCGGCGACCTCCTATCTATCAGGTTTCGCGGATTTCGACGCGCGCCAGCTCGGCGTCACCTGTCATGGTATCGGCCGCGTCAGTTGCGTCGCGCTCGACCCTGAACCGGAACGACTCGCCAACCGCCAGGCTGTCGATTTGCGCGCCATCAGTGAAAGCGATGGTATCATACGCCCGCGTGCCGCTGGTACCAGGCGCTGTGGCGTTGACGGCCTGAGCGGTGGCAAAAGAGTTGCTATCGGTGTCGGTCGTGTCTTCCTGGTGTCGTTCCCATGACCCAAGCCACCGCGTGACACCGCTGGTTGCGGTGGCGGCTGACCATATCAGAGTTACAGTCAGACCGCCGCCATTGTAGTTGCGTGGCAGCACGCCTTCGAAATCCAGGATTTCGTTGGCTGCGGCGTCAAACTGCCAGATTGTATGGTTGTTGCGCGCTGCGAGCGTCGCAAAATTCGACGCCGGAGGCACCCCTGCCTGCGGCGTAAACACCAATAGGGTTTGGCCAGATGCCATCGCGGCACCTCCTTGTTACGACGCAACGCGCGCCTATGTCAGTCTAACGTAATCGTCAGATTGGTGGCCTCGAAGATAACGGTATCTCCCGAGTCGATGGTTTTCGAAGCCGTCAAAGCCGCATGGGCAAGCATGTTTCCGCCCGTTAATGCGTCGTAGATGGCCATGTGGGTTATCACTCCCCAACTGCCCGTTGCGGTCGCAAAAGTCATATCCACGCCGTTGCTTTTTGAGCCACCGCTGGCAGCCGGAAAGTTGGTCGCGTTGTTGGTTACGGCCAACCGCGCGTAGGAGCCGCCCGACGGCTCAGCGATGCCGCTGGCGTCGTCGGTCGGGTCAGCGGTCGACAGCGCCAGGTAAAGGGTTACCGGCGCGGTGTAGGCTGCGGCGCCAAAAACGTGGTCCAGCAATTCGTCTTCGAGATAATTACCGAAAGAACCCATGGTCTAGCCTCCTATGGCAGGGTTTGTATCCGCATTGCGGCGGTTTGCAAAATTGTTAAACGAACGTTCGAGCTGGTCGACAGCACGTGTCATGCGCTCGGTATGCTCGGTTGCAATCTCGGATTGCTTGCGCGCTGCCTTGGTCGCGTCGGTCAGGTTGTCCAGGCGGTCAATGATATGGTCCATGCGCATCAGGACCGAGTCGACGTCCTTTACGATGCCCTTGACCTTATCGGTCGACAGCCGACCACGGCCGTTGCCGTCGCGGCGACTTTTCAGGAAATCGAACACCAGGCGCAAAATCAAAATCGCCAGTATGCCGCCGACGCCGACACTGGTAAGCTGGCTGGTCAAGGCTGCACCTCGCGCTTGCGATAGCCGGGCGGTATCGGATTTTCCGGGCCTTTGGTCGGACGATACCCAGTCGGCCAGCGACGCCTGGGCCTGGCCAGGGCGCAACCAACCAGCAATCCAACCCAAAAGGCTGCGGCGATTTGCAACATGTCAACCGTCATGGCCTGACCTCACCTGTAGCCTGCACTAATATGGTTGACGCTAGCAACGCTGCAACCGCGACCGAGGCCGCAATCGCGGCCACAAAGGCTGGCGACCGGTACCAGGCATTGGCTTCGGCCAGCTCGGCGGTCAGGACGTCGACCCGCAACCGGTCGGCCCTGCCATCGGCAATGGCCAGGGCGCGCTGCCGCGATAGCTCGATTTGATATACGGCTCTGGCGTGCTCGAGCTCGACCGCGGCGTGTTCGGCGCAGCGTTCGATTTCGAGCGCCCAGGCGGTTGAATCACGAATAGGAAATAGATCGCCAGCGAATGGCGCCGGCTCGCCCTGGGCTAGGGTGGTGATTTCATTGGTATCGTTTGGCATCGGCTCGGTCGCGTCGCTCGAGTTGCCGGGCGAGGCGGCGCAGGTACAAAAGGCGCTTGCCAGGATGGCGGCGCAAATCCTCGGCCTTGACGCGCTGCTTGGCGTCAATGCGCGCCAGCACGCTGCGATACTGGTCATCGGCCAGAGCGTTGGCAATCTCGGCCTTATTCTCAGCGGCGATGCGGTCCAGCCGCTGAGCCCGGTTGATTGCCGCCAACTCATCAATGACTACCTCGTTCGGCGATTGCTTGCGCCGACCGACTAGCCAGCCGGCAACCGCGGCCAGCGCAAGCAATGGTATGTACCAATGTCTTAGACACCACTTACAGCCTCTGAGGATGGTCGCGAATGCGCTTGTCATTGCCGAAAACGCCTTGCTTTGTCAGTTTGTGCGCATGGCCACAAACCGATCCTAGCACAATGCCGAGCAAAACGCGTTCGGCTGGTGCGCCATCGGTCAAACCTGGGACCCAGACCGCGACGGAGCACGCCGCAATCGGCAGCGCCGGCAACGCTCTGACCCAGACCGGGTTGCCGGAAAGACCGGGCCATAGGCTGCGCGCCAATCCAATCAGGGCCGAGACCGCGACCATGATTAGCATATGCTCGATGCGCAAAAGGTATTCAACCCAGCCCGTCATTGCTTTGCCTTACAGGATATCGACCGAGAATTGGCGGCAGGTCATATCCTGCGCGCCCGCGCCCGTCGCGTTCCAAACCACTGTAGGGTACAGTTCAAGGTTGCCGGTGAAATCAATCGACCCAGCGGACGTTGTATAGATTGAGGTGAAATCAGTCCACCACGTTGTCGCCGATGGCGTGGCGGCTGCCTTGCTTGCCGCCAGAACACTGCCGCTTGCTGTCACCAGCGTCGGAATGAATTCAGCCTCGATTATGAATTCATCAAGGGTTGACCCTGAATTGTTCGGCACGACCTGGGCGACGACTGCGCCAGTTACACCAGAATAGCTGCCAAGCCTAATATTGAAACCAGGTTCATCGGTTGGCGTGCCGCCACGGGTGAACGTCGCGCGTATGCGGACGACAGCGCCAACATCAAGATAACCGCCAGGTATGACGTATTTTAGGTCAGTTGGGCCTGACAGCTGAAACGTTTTTTCCGTGCTGGTCGTGTCATCGACCGCCAGCGATACAGCCTGCAACGCATACACGTTCGGCGATAGCCCATGGTACCGCGACCCGTCGTAATACCTCAGCTGGTCGGCGCTACTATCTGGGTAAATATCACCGGCGCTTGGCGCGGTCGGCTTGGCCTTGGCAACGAGGCGTGTAACGCCGCGCGTGGCATCTGCGGCGTCAGTTAAAACCGCAAAACGGTCAATAGCAATGCGTGTAAGGCTGCCATCTAAGGTTATATATGTCGAAGGGGTATTAACGCCAGTGCCAGCAACACCAGGTTCGGCGGTACTTAGCACCACATCGGCCGCGCCGGTGCCCCTGCTGCTACCGCTTGATAATTCGCCGTCGCCCGCGTTCTGATTGGCACCAGCCGCGTCACCGCCTCGCGCGCGTGCGAGGCCGCCGCCGCCCAAAGCCTGAGCATCACCGCCGTTCAGGTACGCGCTGCCGCCGGTGCCTGACGTGGAATCACCGCCAGAAACGTTGACGCTACCACCGCCGCCGGTCACGGTGTTTTCGCCCCCCGTTATTGCGATGTCGCCGCCGTCGCTATTGCTGGGGCCGGCCGTTATTGTGATGTCGCCGCCCTCGGCGTTGACGCCATCGCCGCCGTCAATCGTAACATCACCGCCCGCGCCTGACGACGAATCGCCGCCGTCGATAACAACCGCACCGCCCGCGCCGACCGACGCATCGCCGCCCTTTAGCGCGGCGTAACCCGCCGTTCCTGACGCCGTATTATCACCGCCTGATACCGTGGTATCGCCGGGGTTAGTGTCGCTTGCGCCGCCGATAACCCTAACATCGCCGCCCTCTGCCCCAACCCCCACACCACCGAAGATATCGATTGTCCCGCCGGCGCCAGATGACGACGCGCCGGCAACGGCGTTAATATTGCCGCCTTTACCTGACGAGGTAGCGCCGCCGGTTAAAAGAACATTGCCGCCGCTGGTCGCGCCATCGCCGCCGTCGATGGTTACATCACCGCCCGCGCCTGACGTCGAAACGCCGGCATCGATATCAACAGGACCACCACTGCCGGTGTCACTATCGCCAGCCCGAACCCGTATATCACCGCCAGTTGAACCGAGGCCATCACCGGCGGTCATATGCACATAACCACCGGCGCCGCTGGTGTTGGCGTTGCCGCCATCTAGTACTAACCGACCGCCGTTGCCGCTTGTGTCAGGCTGCAACGCCTTGATAATCAGGTCGACCTCGAGTGAGCCTTTATAAAACCGCTCATTGAGCCATTCCAGCCAGGCATACGTGTAGTATTGCAGCCAGTTGAAATACGAGCTGGGCGGCTGGTCGTCGACGGCCCAGCCGCTGGTTTTCTCGCCTGCGGCCGGTTCGGTCCGGTTAGCACCGCCAGTGTTCCATTCGGGCTTTTTGGTTGGCTGTGGCTCGACCATTTAGAGTATCTCGCTTTCGCGCGCCGCGCGGTTACGGATTGCGGTTTTCAGATAGTAGCCGCCGTCGAATTTACTGCCGCCATCGCCGTCAAAGGCGAATACCGGCTCGGTCTGATAGAAATTTAGGATACCGTGCACGCCGGCTGCCTTGCCGTTGTACATGGCCTCGGCGGCGATATAGCCGACATCGGTGTCGAGTAGCGTCAGGACCTTGATAACGAAATCGGCCGGGAAGCTTTCCGTCAGCTCGATAGCCTGGTCCGGCAGGGTTGTGTTCGTCGCCAGGCGCACGATTTCAATCAATTGCGGTATCGTGCCGCCGGCCTTGTTGACCTGGACCTGCGCGCGCAACAGTGACCGGTATTCATCGTCGCCCAGGCCCTGGCGCTCAACTCCGATAAGCTCGCCCAGGCCATCAAGCTGGACGCCCACCGCGGCATCATTGAGAAACACCAGGGTTAGGAGGTCGGTCGCCGCGTCGTTGATTTCCTGCAACTCCGGCGCGTATGACGCGACCAACCTTTCTAGGTCGTTGCCTGCCGAATTGCCGCCGCTGCGAAATTGCGTGACCAGCCGGCGTATCGCATCACCGGTGAAATCGTCGTTTGCAGCAAAGGCCGGGTCTGGCGTTGGCGCGGTCATCGGTTCACCTATGCCGGGGTTGAGTTGACGGTTACGTCGCCCGTATCAAGCGTTGCCAACTCGCGAATATCGAAGGTCAGGTTTGCCGTACCGGTTGGCGGCGTTGATGTGTCGATAAAGAAGTCCGGGCAATCGACGACGCCGGACACCGCGAAAACCTCGGCCTGGAACCGCTCATAAACCATGGTCTGGCCGAGCTCTAGGCCATCAGCCAGGGCGGCCAGCGCCGCCTTGATTTGGTCATCGCCATCAACCGGGTAGGTCGCCGCGTCGTACGTTATATCCGCGCGCGCATATGTGCGCACCTCGTCGGCCAAGGTGAAATTGATGGTGTGCGTGTAACCCATGCTGTCGGTTACGGTTTCTGTAACGTCGTTGGGCGCATGGCCATAGGTCTCAATACCGGCGGCTTTGGTCTCAAAGATTGCCTCGGCGACATCAGCGTCAAAGCTGGCGCCAGCGCCAGATGCCTTCTGGGCCAGGACCTCAATCGACTTCGGCGGCAGATTGCGGCCATCGGTTATGCTTGAAACGTTCTCAAAAACGTACGCTGACACGACGTCATCAACCGCCAGGATGTCAGCGCGGATTGCCTCGATTGTCGCGACGCCTGCGACCGATAGCAACTCAGCGCGGCGCAACCGTAACTCTGCGTCGGTCTCAAGGTTGTCGCCGAGCTCGGCATCGGTGCCAGCGGTTGCTGTCGACCAGCCGGCAACGGGTGTTTCAATCGTCAGGGCCTGGCCTGTGGTTAGTGGTATCGGTCCATATTCCTCAGACTCAAACGCCACGTCAATCGAACCGCCGCCGCCGATGGTAGCGTCTTCGGTCGAAACGAACCGGTCGCCAGTCGCGTCTACCGATATCACGCGCCCGGTCAGCAGCACGGTGCCAGGCGTGCCGCTGCAGGTCAGGGTAACGTCTGACTTGGTCGCAGGTAGCCTCGTGACGCCAGTGATGGCGGCGACGTTGTCGAGCGCCTCGCCCGTGGCACTGTCAGGGTACAGCGACCGGTAGACCGCCAACAACACCTCCCAGGCCTCGGCGACGCTGGCGCCGAAAGTCGCGTTATTCTGGCCTAGGGCGGATTCGCCGCCAACGTTGATTTGCGAGCCCCAATCGGCCTTTTGCCTGGTCTCAATGTCCGACAGGATGTCGGCAATCAGCTTTGGGTTGAAGCCTGTACTGAGAACGCCAAACGAGCTCATAGCGTGAACACCTCCGAGAAATCGCGCGCGACGGACTCGCCCTCTAGTCGGGCCGAGAACGATAGCGTCAACTCGCGCGTTGCGGCCTCAAAGCCCAGGTCAAGGCGCTCGATGGCATCGACGCCTGGGGTTGAGAGAATGGCGTTGCGATAGGTTGAGCGAATGGCCGCTAGGTTCGGGTTCTTAACCCATATCTGGCTGTAGTACGGAATGCCAACGCGCTGGTCCAGGAACCATTCGCCCTTGACGAAGCGCAGCCTGATTTTGAGGTGCTGCGCGACAGCGTCGGCACCGGTGACGAAAAAGATATCGTCGCGGCTGATGTCGAGGTCGCCGTCGGTTGTCAGCGCGAAGTCGCTCATACTGCTTTCACCTTGCTGGCTGAGACTGAATTAACAACCGTAGGGGTACCGTACCAGGTTGCGGCGGCTAGCTTCAGCGCCGAGCCGCCGTCCTGAGGCGCAACGACCCAAGTCGCGAAGACTGTTTTTAGGTCGTTGATAGCGGTCTTTAGTGTGGTCAGCTCATCCAAAACCTTATTCGCCAGCGCCACGAAGTTTGACCCAGACTCGTCCCAAAGATAGATGCCGTCCGGTGCGATTTGGACGACGCCACCGCTTTCGTTTCCGATGACCATATCGGTCGCATGTGGCGCCGGGCTGAGTGCCTCGGCGTCGTTGTACCAGCCCAGGATGGCTACCGGGTCGCTCAGGCCGTGCATTTCGAACGTTTGCGGGTCGGTCTGCTTTATCAGCGTCGTATCGTCGCCGCGGCGACCTTGGCCCGTTTGGTATGTTTCAATCGAGCGTTCGCAGAAAACGAGCATGCATCGGTCGCCAGCGTTTACCGGCATCGTAATTTTGAAACCGCCGGCCCGAGGGAACACGACCGGGACGCCTGGAATCACCGGCAGTTCTTCGGATATCTCACCATCAACAGTCGATTGCAGCCGGCGTATCAACGGCTCGACATCAGCCTTTTGCAAGGTCGCATCATAGGCATCAATGCGGCCGGGCAGCATCACGTGCACCTCGGCCAGCCGGTCTTCGATGGCCTGCCGGATAACATCGGCCAAGTCTGGGCTACGTGTATCGGTCATCTCGGTTTCAACTCCAAATCGGCGTACCAGTCATCGCCATGGGTATCGCCCTGAAACACGACTTTCTCAACCCGATAGTTGCCGCTGATTTGGCTACCCTCCAGCACGACAACGCGGCCGGGCGTAAGTTGCGGGATGAGCAACGACCGGACTTCAACAATGCCGTTCTCGCCTGACTCCGGGCTGCCAATCATGCCGGTGTTGCTATTGAGCACGATGGCGTCGCCAGCCTCGATTGCGTCGTTGGGCCCGAGCAATTGCAGCTGACCCTTCTGAACCGACCAGGTGTAGCCGAACGTCTTAGCCAGGCGGTCTAGTTCTTTGCGGCTTGGCCCTGATAGGACAATGCCGTTGCTGAATTCGTCCAGCACGCCACGGATATTGCCGGCGCTCATTTTCTCGATGGCGTTGCCGAGGCCGATACTCATGGTCTCAGCGACGCGCCGGAGCGCCTCCAGGGCGCTGACCCTGTCGAAGCTGAGATTGATTCGCGACTCGCGCAGGGCGGGCCCGCCGTCGGTCGATTGAAACGTCGTGACCCAGTCGACGCCGTCGCGAACGCTTTTGCCGGCCTCCAGTTTGCCTACGAATATGGTCGACGTTCGCTGGCTGTAGCCGGCCTCCAGCGTCGTCTCGATGCCCTTGACGTTGACGGCTGCCCGGGTCGTCGCGCTCAGGTTGTAGACCGTGATTTCGGCCGTGTTTGGCGATGGCGCGCGGCTGGCCTCGACCTTGAATACCAGGCGCAAAATCTCGTTCTTGGAACCGTCTTTGGTTTCCGATGCTATCAGTGTCCCGCCCAGATTGAGCGCAAACGACCGGTTCCATAATTCGCCCATTAGCCGAACGCTCCCCCTTCGTCGTAACAGAGCACGGCCGAGGTGCCGAGCGTATCCCGGTCTGGGTCGTCGTCGTTTTCAGGGTTGGCGCAAACGAGCTCGCCGTCGGGCCTGCTCTGTTGAATCCAGGTCAGCAGCAGCGCCCAGTTGCAAACCATGGTCAGGCCTTGGCGCAGCGGATTGCCGTCAATGTCTGAAATCGAGAAATACCAGCGCGCTTGCCTGGTGTTGTACCATATAGATACGGTGTAAACGACGCTGTCGAGCTCAACCGTAAAGTCATAGTTGCTTGACTCGATAGTGGTCGGGATTTCCAGGATTGCCATTATCCACCTCCCCAGGGCCGACCCGTTGCGTTGGCGATTGACTCGAAGACGCTTTCGCTTTTTTCTTCGACCTCAGGCTTCGGTTTCTTTTTCTGCTGCCTTCCTTTTTTGGTCTTGCCCTTGTGTACCGGCTCGACCGGCTCAGGCGCCTCGATGCTCTCAACCGTCGCCTTGCGGAATTCGCGCAGCGTCAGGCCGATATCCAGGATGTCGCGAGTCGTTTTGTCACGCCTGACCGATATGGCGGTTATCATCATATCGGTGTAGTCGCGTAGCTCGGTAGTGACGTCTAACAGCGCGGCCGTGCTTTGTAGGCGCACGAATTCGTTGTACGCGTCCTGGGCCCGGTTGTTCGGGTCGCCGCCCGGTACCGATGGTTGCAAGTCTTCTGTAAAGTTGAGCAATATCGGGTGATTTGAAATGATGCCCTGGATATCGATGGCATCAGGCAGTTTTCGGGCATGGTCGGCGACGTTCGCTCCGGTCTCGACCGGGTGTTCAGTGATGGTCAGCTCGTGTTTGTGTTGCTCGGTTACGGTCGCGTCGAACGCGATTTGGCTGTCGTCTGAGCTAATCACGACCTGGTATGACGTATCGAATAGGCTGGTCATGATGCGCCCCCGACCAGCAATTGCTGCGCGGTGCGCCGGTTAGCATCGCCAGCAGCGCGGCCGACCGCTGGCGCAACCGCGTTGGCTATGGCTGGCCCGTCGCCATTGGGCGCATTGACGTTGACTTCAATTGTCTGGTTGGCGTTGACACCGCCCGCCGCAGCCGCAGCCGCAGGCGAGCCTGGCACATTGATTTGCTCAGGCCCGGCCAGACCGAACGTTTTGGCTAGGTCGCCCAGGCCGAGGTCGGAAACCATGCCAACCAGCCCGAGCATACCCTCAGAAATACCATCAATCACCGATTGGAACGCATCGAGAATCGGCTGGAATTCATCGCTGATATATGTGGCGATTTTCTCTAGCGCTGTCAGCGCAATGTCAACCACTGTGTTCCAATGGTCGCGCGCGTGCTGCGCGAGGCCGCCGAAGAAACCGCCGATCCATTCGCCAAGCGCTCGGAAAGCGCCGCGGATAGACTCGCCCATGCGCCAAGAACCATTTTCGACGCCAGTAAAGTACCATATCCAATGGTCAAGCGCGTTTTGCAGGCTAAGCCGCACGGCATCCGTATATGAGTCGTTTTCTTTTGCGAGCGCCTGGAATTCTTTCACCATGCCGGCAAGAACGCCCTCGCCTTTGGTGATGCCTTTCCAGAGGTCCTGTAAGATGATGATGATTGCGGCGACGATTGCGCCGATGAGCAAAAATTTAAACATCATCAACGCTTGCATGATAACCAGCTTTTTCGAGCCAGTCGCAACCAGCGCCAGCGCCCCGGCAAGGGCTATCATGCCGACCTTGGCCAGCGCCGATGCCTCATAGAAACCGATGAACAGGGCGCCAACGACCTTTACAGCGTCGACAACCGCGCCCAGTGCGGCCTTCAATGGACCCTTGAGAACCTTCGCGGCTTCCGACATCGCCTTGATGATTTCAACCGCCGCAGGCAACAGTGTTTCGCCCAGGGCGACTTGCAGGTCGTAAACGTTGCCGCTCAGGCGCTTGGTCAGGTTCGCGTAACCGTCGGAGGTCCTAGCGGCGTCGCCCTGGGCCTTGGCGGTCCGGTCCAGGATGAAGCGATACCGAAGCTGAATCTTCTCAGCCTGCGACATCTGTTTGGTTGACTTGCCAAGTCCTTTCTCGAGCGCGAAGGCGTCCAGCGCTGCCACATTCATCGCGACGCCGAAGCGCAGCAGCGGCTCGGCCTGGCCGATGAGGCCGGAGCGTAGGGCATCTAGCGCTTCTTGGTCCGTCGCGTTGAAAAACGAGCCCAGGTCAACCGCCAGCTGAGCCATATTTGTGCTCAGCTCGGCAGTCGCCTCGGCTGACCCGAGCGTTGGACCGACGACCGCGCCCAGGGTCGCAGCGTATTGGCGCATGGCGTATTCGCTGCGCCCGCTGGCCTCGCCCGACGCCTTGGCCCATTGCAGCACGGCCTGCGTCTGGTCTTCGAACGCCGTGGTAACGACGTTCATCGTTTCCTGTACATCCGAGGCCGCGTCGACCATGCGCTTGAAGCCCTGAGCAACAACGCCGGTCACAAGCGCCGCTGCCACGGCCTGAGCGCCGCGCTTCAAGCGGTCGAACGAAGCGTTAACCTTTTTCTCGGCAGACTTGTCTACCTTGTAGCCGATTCTGGTCAGCAATTCGCGAACTATCATTGCTGCTTTGCTTTCCGTTTCATGCGCTCGTAATGCTCGGCCTCGATATCGTCTTGAATGTCGAGGATTTCATGCATTGAATGGATTTCGTCAATGTCCCAATACTCTGTCAGCTCCTTGTACGTTGCGACCTGTCGCACAACTAGGCTCATTACTGACCAATGCCTTTTGAGGTGCTCTGGGACTGGGCGGCTTTCACCATGCCTGTGACGCCGGTGATGGCGGTGCCCAGCCAGTCGGTAAAATTTTTGAAATTGACCTCCATTGCGAACCAGAGCCATTGATACATCAGCGGCAGGTCGCCCCGGAAGACTTCTTCCATTGTCCGCACCAGCGGTTGCCCGTTGCAGTGCGTGACTTTGGCCATCGTGTTGATGAGCTCGCGCATTTTCTCTTTGGTGACGCCCTGCATGAGCGCCGCGATACCAGTGGAAATCCGCGGGTCGTCGACGTCCATATCAAGCGCGCTCTCAACGCTCATGCTGCCGATAGCGGTCGCCGCCTTGCCCAGCGCCGGCGCCAGGATGTGCCCGATATCAATCAGGACGTCCTGGGCGTCGAATGGCGGGAGCTTGAATACCTCAAACTTGTACGCGCCTATGTTCCTTGTCTGGCTGTCTTTCTGTGTCATTGCCTACCCCGTGTTATGTTGTTTAGACTGCGGCTGAAATGCCGCCCGCGTATATCTCCAGGTTGCTGGCCTCGAAGACCCATTCCCGGTTGGTTTCGTTGTTGCCTTTTTCGATATTGGCCGGTTTGACTATCCAGGCCGAGCCGGCAAACACGGTGTCAGCGCCGCTTAGGTCTTTGACCGCCAGCGGCCCGACCTGGGTCCCGAGTTGCTCATCCAAGGCGCTCATCGCGCTCAGGGCGGCGTTGCTGACGCTCGAGCCCAGCAAGGTCAGCGTAACCCGGCCGGACTTATCGCCAGACTTGGCCCGCGTTGCGTCGCCGCCCGAGCCGACGGTCAGGTTCCAGCTGTCGTTGTTGCGCTCAGCAGTGATGAACGTGTCTGGCGCGAAACCGGTCAGCGGCACCCCTCGGAAGGCGACCGTGACCAAGTCAGGTTGATAGGTTGAGACTGACATGGTTATACTCCTCAGGCAACGACCTTGCCGGTGATGGTTGTCTTATGAATGGCGCCCGCCAGTGTTGCCAAAAATTCGATATCCGGCAGCAACCGGCTGGTTTTGTCGCTAGCGCTGACATCGGCAGCGAGCGGCGCGGTTACGATTAGGTCTTCGTCGCCGTTCAGGCCGCCGTTTGTGACGCCCTGGCGCAGCACGCCCTCGACCTCGGACACAACCGCCTGGATACCGCTATCGGTGTACGGGATTTTGTCATTGACAGCCAAAGCCCGGAATACGTTTTCTTGAACGCGCGCCTTCAACCAGTCGATAAAGCGCGTCACGTCGATGAATTCGCCGGAGGCCATCACGCCTTCGGCTGTAATGTTGATGCCGCCGACGGTCGTATACGTATTCGCATTCTTGCCATCGGCGTATGGAACTTCGGCTGTGGTCAGGGCGTTGGCTGCGACGGTTGTCAGCGTGCGAAATTTCCACGTAGTCGACCCGGGCGTGGTTGGCAGTTGCTTACCCAACCAGGCCGCGGCCGGGCTCGGGTCGATGTCGTATGAATACATGATTGCGGTCTGGTCGTACGCCCCGGTTTGCAGCGTCGACGCGATATCGCTCGAGCCGGATTCGATAATGGCCGAATCCTGCGACTCCGCGATATAGATTTTGTTCTCTTGCGCCTCGACCGCGACCGCCAGGTCGGCAATATTGGTCGGGTCCCAGAGGTCGGCGACGATGCCGTAAAAGTCGGTTGTCGCCGCAATGAGCGTCGCGAAGTCTGTGTCCAGGCTGGCGTCGGCTGTGTTGTCGGCGCATTGGAATAGGTCATGGTCGAATTCGACGATGAACGGGGCGCCGGCGGTCGGCGTGCCGCCCGGGGCGTCTGCTGCCTCGATATCGAGGTCGGTCGTATTGTCGGTCGCGTCGACGTTTTCGGCCCCTGCATCGATGAGCGCGACCAGGCCGGCGGTGATTTCGGCAATTGTCGGAGTCGCGTCCGTTGTAAACGTGAAGTCGGTTCCGTTGATTGTCACGGTGTATGCTGTCGACGCCAACGGGTTTGCGCGAGGCGTCAGTTTGACGTCACGAATCGCTGAGTTTGCCCTGCGCCCGACCAATATCTGCGAAGGCCGTGGCGACTGCGCGAACATCGCCGCGGCCATTTTGTACGCCAGGTCATCGGTCGTAAATCCGTCGGTTGTCATCTCGGTTGTGTTGGCGTACAGCCGATACACCTCAGGAAACCGCGTATGGTAGGTCAGAATCGCAGGCGTGCCGAAACCAACACGCGATACGGTCGCGGTTTCCTTTGTGATGGTGACACTTACGTGCTTGTCAATTTCGCTCATGCCCGTTGCTCCTACGCATTAGGGTCCAAGATTTTGTCTGTCCAATTGAGGCCGCCGCTGCCGGCAAGGCCTTGAATGTCGCTGCTGATTTCTACCTTCTGGAACCAGCCGACATCGGTCAGGTCAGGCCAGTTGCTGATATCAACGTTGCTCGTCGTGCCGAAGCGAATGTCCACCTGTGCCCGCGATATCCATTGCGTGCCGACGACCAGGTCAAGCATTTGAGGCTGACCGCGCTCGCGCAGGCCCAGGTTTGCGGCGCGCAGGTCGGTTCGGAATTGAGGGATTTGCAGGCTGGAAACGATGGCGTCAGCGCGCATACGCGCGTTGGCGGCCGGGTCGGCTGCGCAAGTGCCGCCAACATGGACTTGCGAGCTCAGCACGAAATCACGGGGGCCAGTGATTAGCAGGCTGCCATCGGACTGCATTCGTTCTTCGTCCAGGGCGCCGAGCTCGATTGTGCCCGGCAAGATATTCAGGGACGCATAGGGATAGGACGGCTGCGGCGCTGCCTGGTCGGCCCAGATGACCTCGCAGCCGGACACGTCAGAAACCCATTGGCGCAGCGTGCTACGTATCAGCGTCCAGTCTATCGGTACAAACGCGGGCGGTCTCATTGGCCAACCTTTGTGCACGTGTAGACATTGTGGCTTTCCCAATATGCCGCGGTGCTGACCTCGTATTCGGTGCCGTTGTACATGATGCGGTCAGCCAGTTCGTTAGGCGACCCGTGCGTGCGCATCAACGCGCCACTGAAGACTGTTACAGCGCCATCGGCTCGCGCGCCCTCCGGCAACCGCTCGACATCGCGCTGCGAGGCGGGCTGGATATTGCCGCGCTGCCAGCTGAGTTGCGGCGGCAGGCGTTTGTAGGTGCCGTTGTCGTAAAAACCCTCGGCCCGGACCATTTGAAAGCGGTGCCGGTACCAGACGCCGGCTGCCTGCTTTAGTGCGCTCATCGCTTGCCCACCTTGACTTTGATGGCCATTTTGAGCTGGCCGGTATCGATTAGCGGTTTGCTGCTGCCCTTGCGTCGAATGGTCGCAGGCGTGTTTGGCGGCGGTATGCCCCGGTTGATACCTCGGACGATATCGCCAAGCGCCTTTTCGGCTACTCTGCCGATGGCCTGCTTTGCGGTGGCCTTGCCGTCGATGACCTGGCCCGCTTGCTTTTGCAGCGCGCGCTCATACTTGCGCACGTTTTTGTCCCAGGCCGAGCGCAGAAATGAGCGCTCCGGGATTTGAATCATGTGCGGCCTGGTAATGCCGATTGCCCTCGGGTCGCCTTTGGGCAAAAACACAACCCGACCCACGCCAACCATGCCGCCGCTGCGACTCGAACCACCCTGCGACGCCATCATAAATGGGGTGCCGCCCGGGTGTTGGAATTGCACGCCGAATTCGTGAATCGCAGCCAGGCCAACGTTGTCGATATCGCCTTTGTGCGCGCCGGTGTCGCCATGCACGCCGATGGTAGCCTCGTAACCATCCATGGCTTTGAGCGCGAGGCTGATGCGAATCCAGCCGCGGTCCTTGACCTTGACGGCCTTCGTCGCCATCAGGTGCACCTCGGCACAAACAGGCTGTCGAGTAGCGACAGGTATCGGCGGCCGTATTTAGTCGTGCCGAAATCGTCTTTGGTGAACGCCTTCGGAATGGTCAGCGGCGACCAGCTCGCGCCAACCTGGCCCTCGTTCGTCGAGGTCAGCGCGCCGGCGCCGAGGCCAAGGGGGCCTTCGCATTCTGTGCCATGGAACGCGGCCAGGAAATGCGCGACCATATAGGCTAGGCCGTCGTCCGATTTGCCTGACCAGGCAGACGCATTATGGTTGCGCTCGGCCTCGGTAATCCAGCGCGTTATCGTCGTACTATCGACTGACGCGAATTCTGGAAACCTGGTCTTGATGTCAGCCGCTGTTACGGTCATTTCACGCGCCTTTTGCAATGGCGACGGGCCCAACTGGGAAGGCCCGCCGCCCACTAGTCAAAACCTCACGGGGTAGGCAGGACTAGCGACTATCAGACTCCATCCATGTACCGCGCGCTGAGCGGGTAATAGAGCGCCGTCCCGGCCGTTGCGACGAACGTGTCGACGTTAAAGTTCATGCCGTTCTGAAACACGGGCATTTGCTCGAATTCCTGCACGATGTCTTGCTGAACGTGTTCCGGTGACCGGGTATATAGGATAGCTCTGTCGGTCGTGCCACCGACGCCAGCCAGCTTCAGACGCCACCAAGGGATGATCGCCGTCAGGTTCGGGATACTAGCCAGCAAGAAATTGAGAATAGTTGTGTCGCTGGTCGTCGACCGCGGGCGGCTCGCGAGCGCCGCGTATTGCGAGTCGGGAATCGCCAGCGTGTCGCCCATCTCAGCGCCCTCGCTTGCGTTGACAATGGCCGAGTTGAGCGTCTGCACGTCGCCGATGATTTCGTCGGCCGTGGTGGTCGGGTCATCCCATTCGCCAGTTGCGGTCTCGACCGCCGCAACCAGCGTGGCGTTGTTAATGAACCCGGTTGCGATGCCGTAGTCGGCTGCGCCGATGGCGGCGACCTCGTCCAGCAATTCCTCCTGGGCCCGCCTTGCCGCTGCCGCTTTCTTCTGGTCCAGCGGGCGGCCGGCGTACATGGCCTGCCTGATTTCAATCATGTTGTAGCCATACGAAACCCCGCCCCAGCGGACCGGCCTGGAGAATTCCAGACCAGACACATCGACCTGAGGGATATCGGTTGCACCGGGCTTGATGATACTGGCCCGACCGACCCGGTCGAATTGCTGATACGTGACCTCGTTTGCCCCGTTCGGCACCTCATTTGAGACAGGAATTATCTGTCTCGATTTGAGATTCGGGTATTTAATGTCATACGTCCTAGCCTTGACGTATTCCAGTTCCCTGGCGAAAAAGGCGCTTTCTGCCGCGTCCAGGCGCATTGAGTTAGTCATGGTAATCTGTCCTTTCGCATTCGCGTTTATACCACGCGCCTTTACGGAGTGTTGATTTCGATGACCGTCAATTCGTCGGCACCGCTGGTTGCTTTCATGAATTTCGCGCCCGGTACCTGCACGGCGGTCGTGCTATCGTTGCGCCAGGTGCCCGGGTTGGTCGTGTGGTCCCAATAGACGTCGTCGCCAACCGCGACCACGGTTTTGGCGATGACCCAAATGGCGCCCTCGCGCAGTAGCTCGGCGACCTCATCTTGCGCGATACCATCGTCGGTTGGGTCTTCGGTGCCATGGCGATGCACAGTGATGCCCAGGAAGACATCGGACGCGCCGGAGGGCAGGTCGAATTGCGTTTCGGCATCGGTACCGGCAACGGCCGGTTTTCCGAAGGCGCAGGCGGTCGCGGACTCATTGGCCCTGCTGACGCTTCGCTTGGCTGTTACACTGGAGTCGGCCAGCATGCCGGCGTATGCGACGGCCGCTTCGGTTGAATAGCTCGTTTGGCTCATGATTGTTCCCTTGTCTGTAGCGGCTGGCGCTTACTGTAGCGGTTTGCGACCGAGGTCGAAGTTGTGCTGCATCATGCGCTTGCGCGCTTCGTCGGCGCTGTCGACCCGGGCGGTCTGCTGACCGGCCTGGCGGGCGGCTGCCAGAGCATCATTGCGGGGCTCTGGCTTCTCCCATGCTTCAATTGCGGCATCGTACCGCGCTTGCAGGTAGGCCGGGTCGCAGCCGTCTAGCCGCTTCTCGGTCGTTTCTTTGTCCTTGGCCGTGGCCAGGACAACCGCCCGCTTGATGTCGGCATCGACCATGCCGTCCAGCTTTACCTCGTCGCCCAAAATCGGCTTCGCGACTCGTTCCAGCGCAAGCCTGGCGTCGACTGCGGCCTGGACCTTGTCTGGCGCCAAGGCGTCGGCGTGCGCTTTCTTTTCCGCGGCCAGGTTTTCCTCGGCAGCGTCGGCGCGGGCCTTCTCTTGCTCGTGAAATTTCTTAAAGTCCCTGATGACCATTTCCGCGTCATCAAGGCGCTTCACGAGCTTGCCAACGGCCTGCGCGACTTGCGGCGTTGCTTCAAAAGTCACGCCGTCAACAGTGATTTTGGACTCCATGGGGTAACCTCCAGCGGCCGGTGCGGCCAAATCGTTTCCATCGGTGTTGGTAGGCTGACCGATGACAGCTTGATTTTTAGGGTTGGGCTCGATTGCTTGGTCGGCGTCTTCGATTTGGAACGCATCAGCCTGGTCAAGGCGAAGCTGGACAGTTGAACCAGCCCGACCGCTGTCAACCAGGGCAACATGATTGCCACGGATGTTGCGCTGAATCGCATCGTAATGCAGACCGTCAGGGACGCCTTCAATGCCATGGGTGATGCCGGTCTTGCGCTCCAGCGCGCAGTTGTAGCCGCATGAGAGTTGACGCCGCCCGGCCTCGACCGCCTCGATGGCGTCGGCGTCTGTTACTTGGACGTAGGCGGCGACGTGGTCGCCGTCGCGCTTGGGCTCAACAACGCTGCCGACCTGATAGCGGGCGGTGTTGCGCGAGTTGAGCATCACAGGGGGATGCCCGTTGGTCAGCGGCGACAGGCCGAACGATCGCACGGCGGCATCGTCAAAAACCTCGGTCGGCAGTCGCAATTCGCGACGGACCTTGCCGCCCGGCAACCGGTAGGCGAAGACACCGGTTTTGGTGATGGCCGCGGGCGCCCTGAGGTAGCCCTGGTCGGTCCGCTCGACTTGCCCAACTGCCCCGGTATCCCAACGTCTGACTTGCTCCATAATGGCGCACCTCTTGCACTATTTTGTAGCATGTTTTTTGCAAACGCTAGGGAATGTCAAATAAAAATACGGAGTTGCAAGTATCGGTCAGAAACCGGGCGTTTCGCGCCAAAAACGCTCGGGTTGCGCCATTTTAGTGCAGTTATTGGCGCGGTTTCGGGTAATTACTGGGCAATAGCTGGGCAATCATGGGGCAATTGCTGCCGCCATTGGTTGCTGGTAGGCTGACGCGGCGTCAGGGCCAGCCGCTGCGACCGGCGGCTGATGAACCGCTTAACTGTTCGATGCGGGCCCTGGCGGGACACTGCCAGGAGGGCGATACGATGTTCTGGCATCAGGCGCGCGGTAGCAACCTAACGACACAGTCTCGGCGTTGCCCTACGGGGCAGCCGTGCGCCTAGTCTTCGCGCGTGCGCGCACGTGCGTGCGGGCCTATACGCGCGTGCGTGCGTGCACGGGCGCGGGCGCATACGCGCGCGCGTACGCGCAGGCGTGACAAGCTACAGTTGCACTTCGGTGGGTTGCGCCAGCTGGCGCTTACGATTGCGCTCGCGCCTCCGGCGGTCCGCTGCGCGCTTGCGCTTGACCAACTCAGGATTGCGGGGCACATCGGCCGGGCCGGTCTTTTCGATTTCGTCTTCGTCGCCTGGAATTAATACTTCTGCATCACATCGGCACAAATAATCCTCGCCAGGATGAACCTGGCGCTTGCCGACCGTTGGTGGATCGTCCCAGCTTTGCACGGTCCCTTCTAGCTGACGATGTGATTCGCGCACGCGTTCGTCGCGTGATGTGCGCCAAACGTACGAATTGACGCCAAGCGACTTCTGACGCGACCGAGTCAGCTGGCCGTTGAGCGAACCGATTTGGTCGCGGGCCCAGAATTCGGCTTTGCTCTGAGTCACGCCTAGCGCGTTGACGAGCTGGTCGGCGACGGTATTGGCGCGCTGGCCGCGTCTGAATCCGTCAGAAACGATGCGTTCGATTTGGGGGAACGCCGTGGCCTCGATGGTTTTGATGTGCGAAACGTTGGCCGCTTCGAACCCTTCCATCAGGTCGACCAGGTCAGGGTCGTCGTAAAACAAATCAAAGCCAACCGCTGAGCGCATCTGGCGCGCAATCTGTTCGCGGTTGTGCAGACTGACGCCCTCGGCAGCCACCCTGGCGTTCTGGCGTGCGAGCTCGGCTGCGCCCTCCCAACGGGCGCGGATATCACCGAATATCTGAGTCAGCAGCGTGCGCCAGTAGGACTGGTCGAGGCGCGCCGCGTCTTCCCTGACGCCAGCCGCCCGCGCCAGCTCAGGCAAGCGCGGTATCAGAAGCTCATCAAACAAGCCGTACAGCGACCGAATCAACGCCCGCTGGTCGGATACGAACTTGCGCTCGACATTCAGCGGAAACCGAGGCGGGCGCGTGCGCCGACGCCTGCGCTTGCGCGAGCTATGCCGCAATACCAGTTCAATCGGAGTCGGCATCAATTTTCCGTTGCACGCGTTGCAGCTTCAGAAACGCTTTCATAATGTGCCAGAGCGCAATGGGGCCGGCGTCGCGGTTGAGCTGGTCTCGGCTTGCCTCCAGGTGCTCCTTTGCGTCATGAAGCTGAACCATCACCGGGTCAGTAAGGCGCTTGCGCGTTCCGGTGCACATTACGACACGGTTTGCGCCGGCTCAGTGTTGAGCTCGAGCTGGGCACCCTGCGTTGGCTCGCCTGGTTGCGCGACAACAACCTGCGGCGGCGGCTCCGGCTCTGGCTCCGGCGGCAGCGCGGCCTCGGCCTCGCGCATTTCTTCGTCGAGCTGGGTCTCGTAACTGTAGCGGTCGCCGCCGAAGCGGCTGCGCGCGACCTCGTCCGGCGTCAATACACCGGTGTCAATATAGGCGGTGTCGGTCTCGGCCTGGGTTTTGCGGGACTTGGTCTCTTCGTCCTGCGACATTTGCCATAGCTTTTCGAATTCGTAGCTATGCGACTTGGGCTCAACGCCGCCGGTCGGGCCGTCCTTTGCGAGCCAAAGCAACCGGATGAGATAGGCCAGTTGCTTGCGCAGGTCGGCCTGTTGGCGCCCCTCGACCCGGTCGTACCAGAACGATAGGTCGCCCTCGGCCGTGGTATTGAGACCACTGGGCGACTGCCCGAAAAGCTTTGTCACGGGCATTCGCGCGGCCGAACACATACGCAGGATGAATTGCGTGAGCATATCCGGCAAGCCCGCGACCGGCGTGGCTTTGCGCTCTAATGTCTCGCCTTCGTCAATCGGGACCATGCGCACGGTCGAGCGACACATATCCATATTCGTCATGCGTTCCATCACGACATTGAAGCCATCCATGGCGATTGTGCGCTCGAGCCCGGGCGACGTAAAAATCATCGGCGCGAAGTCGGCCAGGAGGTGCGCCGCGCCCGTCCAGCTGATATCGAAATCCTGTAACACTGTCTCGGTCCGGATATAGGCCGAGTCGTGCCAGCCGCCGTTGGCCAGCAACCGGCGCTTGTTCACCCGAACGCCATCGAACCGCAGGGTGCGCGATTCGTGAATCAACATGTTGAGCTGGGTCGTGCCGGTGATGCCGCCAGTTGACCTCAGCTGATAGATTTCCGGCGTGCCATACTTGGGACTCAGCGGGTCGTCGTATTCCTTGATGATATCGACATCCCAGCGGTCATATACCTCCAGAAATTTGATGCTCCGGATAGCGTTCTCGCGCAACGGCTCGGCCATGGACTCAGCGCCGCCGCCATCGTCGGCGCCGATGAATATCAGGCTGCCGCCGAAAACCTGGGCCCAGGTCATCGCCTCGCCCAGCGCCTCCGTTGCGCCGAGGTCGCCCAGCGCCTCCAGCATATCGTTTGCCGCGTCAATGTTGATTTTCGAGTCAGCGTCGTCGGCCATGGTGACTTGCAGCCGTATCCACTTGCGCAGCATGTCTTCGACCAGCTCGTCGACGATGCGCGCGCCTAGGTCGTTGCCGTGATAGATATCCTCGTACTTCTGCCGGTCGGTCGAGGGCCCAGGCGACAGGACGCTAGCGCCGGTCAGTTTGTCTCTACTGGTGCGGTGCCCGGTATAGGTGTTTTCCCAGCCGTCGCGCCTCACAATGCGTAAGTGCCGCCCGCGCTCATCAACAATTCTTGTCTGGTACCCTGCCGCCATGCGCTAGCCTCCGAAATCGTTCTACTTTCGCTAGGTGTATACCTTGACTCAGAGCATACACAACAGCGTCGGCCGCGTCAGTTGACCGCCCGATTCTCTTTTTGATGTCGTCTTTTGATTCGACTTTGACGACCCGGTCGCCCGATATCGTATACCTAGGCGCGGTCAAGTCTTCCCGTAGCCGCGGGTCGTCGAAATCGAGGCACACCAGGCCTTGCCGGAATTGCTCGCGCGTATGCCACCACATTTGAGAGCGCAGGTTGTTGAATTTAAACGTTTCGCCTCGTGTCTCAATCGGTTTCGCGCCGCTGATGACCTCGGTCACGCGGTACCGTTGAGCGTGCAGGATGTCGACCACGCCGGCGCCCATGCCGACCGCGTCTATCATGACGTTGCGAGCGTCGACCGGGATATCGACGATACGCCGTGCGACAATGGCGGCCGTGCGTTCTAGGCTTAGGCCGTGATGATACTCCAGCTTCAAAATGGCGTTGCCCTTTTTGTGAGCCAGCACGGTGTCATCGTCGCCGTACCTGGCCACGTCGACGCCCAGAACGGCCTTGCCGTCGACGAACTCGACATCCCGGGCGGCTAGCGTCCAATCGTAGGATATGAGCTGGTCGGGCTCGTCGGCGCTTTCCCAGTTGCCCAAAACAAACCGTTCATAGGCCGCCGGGTCGGTTTCTTTCAGGGTCGCCAGGCTGTCGCGGTACGACTGCGGCAAGTGCGGGTTGTCATCGATGCGCGCTGGTAGGTAGTGGTAGGGCGACCGTAGGGTACCCTTGCGCCATGGGTCGTACCAGCGCCGCTTGACCCAGGATAGCGACGGGTTGCAGGTCGCGAGTATCAGCGGCGGCGGTTGCTTGTGCTGGCAAATCCAGGACCCGGCGCGCTCGATGGCCTTGACGAACGACTTTTCTTGGATTTCGTTGCACTCTTCCAATGCGAACCCATTGACCTCCAGGCCCTTCCAGCGGTTCAGGTCAGGGTCGCGGTCGGCGGTCTCAGGGAAGAAAATGATGCGCGAGCCGTTGGCGCAATCGACATACCAGTCGGTCCGGTTGATGGGCCCGCAGAACCCGTCCGGCGCGACGCGCTCGAATGACGGTATCGTGTTGCGCTTGATGGTCGGGAGGTCCTTACGAACAACGGCCCAACGGCTACCCTTGTAAATCTTCGCCAGCGCCAGGACCAGCAACAGCATGCAGTAGGTCTTGCCGCCACGAATCGCGCCGCCGTACAGCAGCCTGGTGTAACGCCCTGAGAATACGGCCTTGGCGAATTCGGCTTGCTTCTCAGTGAAAACGATTTCGTCGACCTGTCGAGCGAGCTCTGCGCCGACTATGGTGTCGATTGCGTCTGACATCAGAACAGGCTGCCTTGCTTCGCATTGAGGCAATGCGGGCTGAACCAGATTGTTTCGCGCGTTGCGTTGGCGTCGGCACGATTGGCACGCCCTGAACCATAACCGCCTTTCGCCTTCCAATGCGCAACCGACCAGCCTGGCATATCGTGCTCGGTATCATATCCGCACAATGCAATCCGCAGCAGCGGGTTGTCGCCATTGGCAAGCGCCCATTCGCGGCAATCGGCGGCGACGGTGCCGCTGTCGCTCGGTCCGTAACATCGGGCGTCGCGCTCATCGGTCGAATAGGGTGGGTCAAGAACGATGCCGGTCAGGCCAAGCTTGAATGTTGGCGTCGGACCACAAAGGCGTTGCCAATCGCCGCAACAAACACGCACCCGGCGCAACCGCTCGCCCAGGGCCGCAAACCAATCATAAACGCCGCGCTTGCGGTGCACGCCTTGGCCTAGGTCGCCCAAGTGAACGCGCTGGCGGTGCACGCCTCGGCCTGAGTTGTCCAAATGAACGCGCTGGCGTTTTATGCCTGCCTGGTCCGATTTAACCAACTTGCCGCCTTGGCTGACCCATGACCCGTCGCCGTTACACCAGCCGCTACCTATCCAGCAGCAGATGCCCCAACACCACCAGCCAGCAATCTTCGCGTCAAAGAATTCAGGGTCGCCCATAAGCCGGTCAGTCAAATCCTGGCGTTGCTCGAGCAACCAAACATGGCGCGCATGCAAATCAGCCTCGTTGACTGGCCAATCGCAATGCTTGGCGGTTTCCTCTGGCGCATAGGCAACCGCGCGCCAAAAGTTGGCAATGAAACCGTCCAGGTCGTTGACTGTCTCGGCGCTCGCAATCCGCGGCGCGCCAAGCAACACAGCCAGCGACCCAGCGAACGGTTCGACATAGTTGGCAACCCGGCCGAACCTTTCCCAAATCAGCGGCGCGGCGCGCGATTTGCCGCCAAACCAGGGGAATGGCGCTTGCAACGGTTGTCGAGCCAGCTCGGCACCGGCTATGGTGTCGATTGCGTCTGACATCACGGCAATTTCTCAGCCAGCAACAGAGCCAGCCAGGTCAGCGCCAAAACACCGCCAACGGTTCCAACCACGAGATATACCAGCCAGGCCCAGGACGGGTCGAAACCAGGCCACAGGTACCGCGCAATCAGGCCCAGGCAAACGCCTATAAGAAACGACCCAACGAGTGATATCCAGCGGCGGCGATGGGTCATGCTACCTCAATAGGCCAGTCGGGCGGGTCGAGCCAGGCATCGCAATCACAATCATCTTCGCAAGGGCAGGCCGTTAGGTCGTCCAGGCAATACCGCAAATCTTCCCAAAGGCTGCCCCAATGCCAACCGCAAGTGAACCGGTCATCGCGGATTGATGCGCACAGGCGGCACGTTCGATACGTCGACCAGTCGCCAGCGCACAAAACGCGCTCATATCGGTACGGCGCGCCGCGCGGTATTGTGCGCTCGCATTCGCAGCACGTATGCTGCTTTCGAGAGCGCAAGACTTCGCGGCAGTGATAGAATTGCGCGGTTTCGTCGACATCAATGCAGCAACAGGCCGTCATGCGTTACTTGTACCACGGCTTGAATGATTTCAGGGCATCCAAGTCCGGCCAGGTACCGTCGAACGTCAACGCCCGGTCGTCAAGCGTAACCAGGGCGGGCGGTTTGTTCCTCGGGAAACCGATTGCGTCAACTACCTGTCTGACTGCGAACCCGACTTCATAGTGCCATGGGTCGGGCCCTATACCGGCAATCCGACAACGAAACCACTCCGGCGTATCGCGCCAATTCGGTGCAAGTCTGCAATAGTGTTTAATCAACCAGCGCCGCATGGCTCGGCGCCCTCCCCAGTAATTGGACCGCGACGAATAGATTTGTACGTCGAACGGTTCGAGCGCTCGCACAATGAATTCCAGCGCACCCCAGACAGGTTCGTCAGGGATGCACCGCGGGCCTTGCCAGCCGCTGGTGTAAGAATGAATGACACCGTCAAAATCAAGCGCCAGTATTGGCCTGTATGTCTTAGCCATGGTCTTCCTTTTCCCGTTCGGCTTCCAACCGGTCGACTTGCTCGGTCAGCGCCTCGGCGACACGAAGCGCGCCGTCGGGCGCCAGCCAAGCTGACGCTGACTGTTGACCGTCCGAAATCAACAGAAAAACGCTTTCGCCTTGGCGCCCAATCTGTATTTTGTGTTCGTTACTCATTAAACACACTCCACTGGCGGCGTCGGCAAAACCATAGGCAATTCGCCTTGCTCGATGAAGTACACCAGATAGGGCATCAGCGCCGCGACCTGGTCCTGAGTCAGGCACATACGCTTGCCGACTATGTCGCGGCCAACCCAAATCGCTGGCGGTTTTTCCGCGTCCGCTTCGGTGATATCGCAAGCCTGGCCAAGGCTATCGGTGAACGCGTATCGCCTTTGGCCGCGCAAGGTTTTCGAACCTTTGATTTCCATGTCAGTTGCCTTCCGGGTCGGCGCCGGCCGTCGCGAGCTCAAGCGCCGGCGGCATAGTGCCGTGCGTGACAAAATGCTGCATTATCGGTATGAGCTGGGCAACCGTATCGCGGTCGAGCGCCATCGGAGCGCCGCGCAAAATCGTGATTCGATCGCCGCGCTTGGCTTGTTCCTCTGTCCCTACAATCGCTAGCCCGTCGGCCGGCAACGACATTATTTCGCCGTTGATGGTCGCTAGCAACTCCAGGTTGTGCAAGCCAAGCATTAACGTGCCAGGGCTTTCGTCGCCCGCATTGAGGCCAGCGACCGCGCAGTCGCGTTCCATGGCATCCTGAAAAATCGCCGTCGTTTCGGTATCACTGTGTTTGATTCTGAACATTTCTCGCCCTTTCAAAATTCAACAACATCATCGCCTATTCGCACGCGCTGGACCTTGACCGGCTTGCCTTGCGGGCCACTATGCTCGAGCGCTTGCCGACGACCCCAGCGGTCGTAATGTTTCCTTTCGAGGCGCCATGCCGCGGCCTGCCATTGCGTCATTGCCGCTTTCGAAATAATTGCAACGTCCCGCGCCTCAGCTTCGGCCTCGGCCTTTTTTACAGCGTCCAGGAAGTCGACGTAAGGCTTCAATTTTGCAGTAACTTTTGCCCTGCGGCCAACGGCGACAGCCCTGTCGACCCGGTCGGCTTCGGTCTTGCCTTTCTTTAGCCAGCTATACAGAGTAGACTTCGATACCCCTGCACGTATGGCGCTCGGTTCAATGTAATTGCCAGCCCGGATTGCCGCACAGATATCCTCTTGGACCTCTGGCGTCAGCTTGACCGGTCGCCCCATTGGTTTGCGTTTGCGTCCCATGGCTCTAAGGTATCACGAGGTTTCGCGTTTGGCCTTGCCGCCTGTCAGGTTTTGCCAGCGCTCGACAATCACGTCGCAATAGACTGGTGAAATCTCAGATCCAACGCAGATGCGATTTGACTGCTCGGCGACCACCAGGGTCGTACCGCTGCCAAGATACGGGTCAACCACCGTTGCGCCGGGCTCCGTGTGGTAACACAAAAGGTTCGCCCATAGCGCGGGCGGTCGGGCGGTCGGGTGCTTATCGTGGCTCTTTGTCATGGGCGCGTTGATGACCGTCGATTCATTGGCGGGCGGGTTGGAATTCAATGGCCGACCTTTGCGCGCAATCAGCAGTATCGACTCGTGCTGCTGCTGGTACTTCGACCCGGGCCAGAACGAAAACCGGTCCTTGACCCAAACCAACTCTTTGCGGAATTCGAACCGATTTTTCCGTAACGCGTCAGCGAGCGCAAAAAAGTGGCGGTCGACCGGGAATGTCATGACAACGACATCGCAGGCGACATGGTCGAGAAACGCCAGCGCCGTCGACGCACTGTCCGGGTCAACATAGCCCTCGTGAGCCGAAGCATTGCCCCTGAAATCGGCTGACCGCTGATAGTCAACCGCATATGGCGGGTCGGTCAGCACAATCGCAGCGTTAGCTATTGCCGGATTGTTCAATTGCATCATTTCGCAACAATCGCCGCAAACCAAAATATGCCGACCCAACGTCCAGACATCGCCAGGCTTCGTCACCGGCTCATTTGGAGGGTCAGGCACTTCGTCGTCATTGACGTCGCCAGTGCCGTCCAGCGAATCACTGGCGCCCTTGATTAATTCGTCAAACTGGTCCTGCGCGAAGCCGATATCGCCCAAGTCGATATCCGGTATCGAGTCAATCACCGATTGCAATTGCGGCACATCCCACTTGGCCAGCTCGGCCGCGCGGTTGTCGGCAATGGCGTATCCGGCGGCCTCTTGCTCCGACCATTCCGGCCGACGGACCGCAACCAGTGTGTCCGGTTCGGGCTCAACGACCAGGACCTTGCCGAACCCTGCCGCGCGCGCAGCCTCGACCGTACCATTGCCGGCCCGGACCGTATCGGTGCCATCGAGCACAATCGACCGGCCCGGCCCGAACCGGTCCAGGGATTTCTGGATTGCCGCCATGTTGGCTTCGTCGTGCTCGCGTGCGTTGTTCGGGTCGGTCTGCACGTTCGCGATATCAATGGTTGTCGTCTTTGCCATGGTCTGCCCCTAGCTGGCCGGCGGCGGGTTGTTGTGTTCTTCGAGTTGCCGCAGGTACCAGAGCAATTCGCACGCCATCGCCTGGCGCCCGGGCGGCAGTTGCTTGACCCGTTCATTGGCGCCCGGCTCAGGAAACAAATCATCGACCGCGGTCGCCAGAGCAACCCAACGGTCCTGCCACAGGTGGATTTGCGACGGCTGGAACACGTCCAGGACGATTTGGTTGTTCGTCCAAAAGTCGCGGTCGTACCCTTTGAGCGCGTGAAAATCAGGAAACCAAAGGCGTCGCTCGTCCAGGCCGAGCTCGGGCGCTGGCGAATGCCGATACGGACCGAAATAGATTTTAATCATGCCGGTTCCTTTTCGACTGGCGGCAGCCAGTGCAGTTGCGTTCTGGGTTGCATGCCGCACCGCCAGCCAGCAAAGCAGTAATCATACCTATCAACGCCGCCGTCGCCGCTGAACGATGGCCGCTTTGGCAGAACGAACACACGAGCTGGCCGGTTGCGGCGCCAAAATTCGTATCGCCGCTTGGACGCCAGGAAACCGAGCCGCAGCAAAAACACAACATTCTGCGCCACAATCAGCGCCTTTTCGACGAATTCCTGCGCATGGTGAAACGGCGGGTTGCCGACGACCAGGTCGTATCGCGTCGCGAATTGATGCGTCAGGAAGTCGCCCCGTTGAATCGCCTCGACATTGCCCGGCAGCACGCTATCGGCGCCCGGCTCCAAATCCATGGCCCGGATTGACGCCCTAGGATAGGCACGTCGCAACGGGCCCAGGAAACTACCGCCGCCGGCCGATGGCTCCAAAATCGCGCAATTTGGCCGCACCGGAAACCACGGCAAGACCAGGTCGACGCATTGGCGCACAAAGGCCGGCGGCGTATAGTAGCGCCCTAGTGGGTCAGCCGGCATGCTTCTCCGCTTCGTCGACCGCGAATTGCGATTCGACCTGGTCGACCAACTCCAAACCGAATTCGACCGCGGTCCGGACGATGTCAGCGATTTCGTCCGGTTCGTCGCCAGTGTCAGCGACCAACTGAGGCAGCACCAATGCCGCGGTCAGGTACACGACGGTTTTATGGTCCATTGTCACGGTCGACATTGTCGCCCTGCCCTTCCTTTTCCCTCGCGTCAAAATGCTGGTCTATCGCCTGCCATAGCGCGACGGCCTTGACGATCGTAATTTCAGCCATATTGGCCGCGCTGACTACCCTGGTCATCCCTTGATACACAGCCGGGTAGAGTCTGGCTGCGGCCACCTCTACAAACCGGCGCTCGCGCGTTCGGTCAATATGGCCCTTGATATCGTTGGCCATGGCTTCAAGCGCGCCCGTGACTTCGCGAAAGCGCTTCTCAAGTTGGCCCTGTCGGGCGTCCAGTTCGGCCAGTTTGCGGCCGACGAAATCGGCATTAGCTGTGTCTCGGTCCGTCATTTCTCGCCCTCGCCTTCCGGCTCGTCGGTCAGTTTATCGTCCAGCTTCTCAGCCGCCTCGTCGGCGATATCGGCCAGCGGTGCCAGTAGGTCGCCTTGCTTTGCGTCGGTTTCTGTCTCGGTCGCCTCGCGTTTGCGCCGCGCCTCGCGCTCGGGCTCGAGCCAGCTCTCCAGCTCGAGCCAAAGCATGAATGCTACCTTGCGCGCCGCTGCAACCGCCTTGGGCGATGGCGGACTAGCCATTGCATGACCCATCGCCTGACCCGCAAAATACCGAATATAATCCTCCCGCACCTCGTGTTCTGGGCGAGCCCAGGTCCGGCCATCATTGCAGACCATGCGCTCGACATAGCCCGGCCCGCGCAAGACATCGGCCGCCCTGGCTTCGTTGCGAAGTCGGACGTTGTCGCGCTCGACGTCTTGCGCGAGCAGCAACAACGAATCATACCTACTGCGCAATTCATCGAGTTGCGCCTGCGAAGTCGGTTTTTCGTCAGTCATTTTGCTTTCCTTTTTCGTCGCTAAAGCGTGCCTGTAACGCGTTGTAGCACGCAAACGCCAGCGCGGTGGCCTTGTCTATCGCGCCCTCCGGCGTCGTCGTTTCGGCCCAGACAATCGGCAGCGCGAGGCCGGTGAAATAGCGTATCCAATCGCGCCGCCCGTAGCCGCCGACCCGCGTCGAATGGCCGTTGATTGCGTTGCTAATTGCCTGGCTTTGCAGCCTCAAGACCTTGCGTTGGTTGTCGCCAACTTCGCGCTGCTCGGCCAGCTCGGCCTCAATCGTCTGCACGTAGGCTTGCCAGGCCGACACGTCTGTATCCGTCAGCATTGGCCGCGGTGCTCTCGTTCTGCTCATTTCTCGCCCTTTTTTTCTTGCCACAGGTACGGCGCAATACCAGTGTGTTTATAAATTTCAATCGCCTGCGCCAGCGTTGGGCGACGTCGCCCGGATAAAATATGGTCGAGTTGCTGCCTGGTCATCGCCATCGCCTCGGCCTCGTGAGCCTTGATTAAATGAGGCTGGCTGGCGAAACATCGCCGCAACGCGTTATGCCCGGCTGAGTTGACCACGGCCTCGACATCGCACGAAACCGTATATAATGTCCACAATCGGTGTACGGTAGGCTGACCCTAACGGTAGGTTTGGTTTTTTCTACAACGATTTCGCCAACTTATCTTGCCATGGGCTCATTGATTTGATATCCTAAAATCAAACACCAACAGGGAGCAACCCATGCCCGTATTCGAGATCTACAACCAAACCTCCGGCCACAGCCTGGGTCATTTCACCGCCGACGACGCCGACGGAGCGCTGGAGGTCATGGCCAACCAGGCCGGATACGCCAGCCTGGACGATATGCGCCTAGAGATTGGCGGGGCCGAGCTGGTCGCGGTCGAGGTCAGCGCCTGCGCCGATTGCGGCCAGCTGGGCGAGGCGCGCGAATGCTACGCGTGCGGGCACGTGGCCGTGGTCGTCGACTGCGGCCACTATCCGCAGCCGCCGGTCATCTCGGCCGGGCGCGTCGACGGTAGCGACCCGGACAATTGGTATTGCGAGGATTGCGGCACCTCGACCGCCCGCGCCGAAGCCATCGACGCCATCGGCGATGCCGACGACGCCGAGACACGCTGGGAGGCGGTCAGCCATGCGTGCCTATTGCACGACGTGCCATTGCTCGCGAGCGACCCATTCGTGCAGGTCGCCGCCGCCGCGCGCGACCGGGGCCATGCTGACCTGGCAGACGCCCTAATCGACGCCCATTGCGCCCAGGCTCGCGACGACCGGGACGAAGGCGCTGACCTCGGCCCTCGCGTCTGCTACGGCTGCGGCCGGGCCATCGACCCGCATGCCGGCTTGTCGGTCGTGTGGTGTGGCTCGTGCGGCGATAAGTGATGCCAGGCCGGTCAAAGCCGGTCTACAACGATGACTTCCATGCCCACAAGGATTGCCCGACCTGGCATCGATAGCATGCAATCGAATAGGACCCAAACGCAACCCCAACCCGAGGAGCCATCATGGCCAAAGTACCAATCGCCGCAGACATCAAAATGACGCGCCCGACCGTAGACCCGCTTTGCCTCGACCGCGCAATCCAGCTGGCCGAGGCCGAGCTGGCTGCCCTGCGCCGCTGGGTCGACGTCGACCCGCGGACACCATGGCGGCGCGAGGCGGCGGCACGGCTGCGCTGGATTGCCGACCTTATTGAGGTCTCGCGATGAGCGGTCGCGGCGGCGCTCGAGCCAACGCCGGGCGCCCGCCCGAGCTGGACGGCGGGCGCACGGTAGCTGTGTACCTGGACGTACAGACGCTGGACAAAATCGACCGCGTATGCGTAGGGCTAGGCCTGACGCGGTCACAAGCGATAAGGCTGCTAATAATGGCGGCCAATATCGATCGAGAAAATACATTAGGAAAGGGCGAGATATGACCGAAAAAACAGAAGAAACTATCCGCGCATCAGAGGCGGATATCGTGGTCAATTGCGGTCTGGCAGCGACAGCGCCAGAGCATGAGATTGACGATAGCGGACCGGAGGCCGCGCTCGGCCAGGCGGTGCACGCATCCCTGGAACAGTGGGTCGGGCGCGGCATGGCCGATGAGCCGGAGGCGCAACCGCACGCCAACGAGCACGGCGTCGACGTGCAGGCGGTCGAGGATTTGATCGCGCGCGCGCCGGAGGCAATCCGGTCAATCCGGCATGACCTGACCGGCCTGCGTGCCGAGGTAGACGTGCGCGGCGGCTACGTGCGCGGGCGCGTTGATGCGTTGTCGCTGCGCATGGCCGCCGGCAAGCTATTCTCGACCGGGCTCATCGACTGGAAAACCGGGCGCGACCCGAACGGCAGCAAGCCCGCCCAGCGCCTAGCGTACGCCAGCGCGGTCGAGGCGCACTATGGCATGCCAGCGCAGCGGGTTATTTATACTGCAGAGATATGGCTGGCAACCGGTGATATCCTGGAAGCACGATACGATATCGACAGTATCCAGGGATTTCGGGCCCGGCTGGCTGACCGGCTCAAGCGCAAACGCGCGGCACCAGGCGCCCATTGCCGCTACTGTCGGCGTCGGTTTGAGTGTGTTGAGCGCGACACGTACCTGCGCGCGAGCGGGCGCGCGTTGGCTGAGCTTGATGGCGCCATGCCGACACCTGACGCGCTGGCCGCACTATGGGACCAATCGCGGGCTCTTAGGACCGCGCTCGAGCGCTATGATAAAGCCGTCGATGCAATGCTGGCCGAGCATGAGCATTTGACCCTGCCGGACGGCCGGAGGCTGGTCCATAAGGCAATCAGTCGCGATAACATCGACGCACGCAAAGCCTGGCCAGTCATGGCTGGCGCAGGCCTCAACCAGGACGACATCAACGCGACGTTGAGCATCAGCAAGACCAAGCTTTTGGAGCGCATCGGCGCCAAGGCCGCGCGCGGTCAGAAGCAAAAGGCCAAGGCTGATTTGATGATTCGCCTGGACGAGGCTGGCGCAATCCAGCGCACCGTGGCAAAACGTCGTACAATCATTTAACCAGACAGGAACCAACATGCATGACGAAGCCGAAATCCAAACAGCCGCACTCGTGCGGGCAGACGCCATGGCAGCGGCCAGCCAGCGCCTGGAGAAATCAATCCAAGGCCAGGCCGAAATCCAGCGCAAGCTACGCGAGCCGCAATACCTGCAACTGTTGAAGGACACCTATTGCGTAGGCGCGACCGATGCCGAATTCGCGCTGGCGATTGAGACCGCCAGGCACCTCGGCCTGGACCCGGCCGCGCGGCAAATCTATTTCATCAAGGCGTACGATGGCCAGCTGAGGCGCGAGAAGCTGGTTACGATTGTCGGCATCGATGGCCTGCGCCTGATTGCCGAGCGCACCGGGCTGTACGCGGGCCAGACCGCGCCGCAATGGTGTGGACCCGATGGTAAGTGGGTCGACGTTTGGCTAGGCGATGGCCCTCCGGCGGCCTGCCGTATGGGCGTCTTGCGCCGCGACTTCGAAGAACCGGTCTACTGCGTCGTCAAGTACAAGTCATTTGCCGTAACAAATCGTGACGGCAAACCGCGGGCGCAATGGGCCAAAATGGCCGACCATATGATTTGGAAATGCTGTGAAGCCCAGTGCCTCCGGCGCGCATTTCCTCAGGAGTTGGCAGGCGATTTCGAAGTCAAAGACGCCGAGCCCAACGTGGAAAGCCGCGGGTTCCGGGTCCGTCAGGACGGCGCTGGATTGCTGACCGAGCTGGCCGAGGCGACCACGCCGGATGAGCTCAATCGGTTGGCAGCGCAGGCGGCTGACTTGCCAGAGGCCGAGCGCGAGGCCGCCCGGATTGCCTGGACTGAGGCACGCGACCGGATCGCCAGTGTTGCACGTGAAACAAAAGGCAAAGGCAACGGCAAGAAAAAGAAAAACGACAAAGCCAAAGCCAAGGCCGAGCCAGCGCCGGAGCCTGAGGCCGCACCCACAGGCGAATATGACTTCGGCCCGCCGCCCTGGGACGAGGTGCATGCCGATGCGCCCAAGGCCGGCGCCGGCGCCGATGCCGAGGCCGCCGCACAGCCTGATTTCGGATTTGACAACAACCAACCTTGACCCGACAGCCGCGCCGGCGCATTGTAGGGCTCGGCGCGGCTTGCTCGCCTTAGCCGACCCAGCCGGGCGCGGCTGATCATCGTCCCTTCAAACGTTGCCCTCAATCGCGTCCGGCTGCTATCGTTGAGCTTTGGTTTCGGTTTTGGTTTTGGTCGGCCGTCGTCGCCAGCCACAGTTGACAGCGCTGGCGGCGGCGGCTACAAGCCAAGGTACTGGGTGAGCGCTCCGAACCTTTTTTTGACGATCGGGTTATAGGCCGTCGCCAGCCCACCCAGTAAATCCATAGCACTACCACATACCAGCTGGCGACGTCCTACGTCCTACGATACGCTGGTCTCCCTGTTTGGTGTTGGCGCGGCGCCGGATAGTGAAAGTCATGCGTCCACCGGCGTCGCGCTCTCAACAATCGTAACCAAGTGGAAAATTTGCGATTTCGCAACGCTTACGGTATCACTGGCGATGCGTATGAAAGGGGTCGCAATGACTCGCTGACTTTTCCGCGGACCGTCGGGACGCATTCTCCCCTTTCATACGCACGCGTTCCGATGGCCCGCGGATTTATGAGGCAGCATGGCTCGCTATAGGAAGGTCGACCTTCGAATTCACAGCGACGAAAAATATCGCAACCTGAGCAAGCCCCAGCCATGCGGGCAATATTTGTTCCTCTACCTTTTGATAGGGCCCCATACGGGCCCCATACCTGGATTGTTCCGGCTCAGCCTGGCGACGCTGGCGGACGAGCTTGGTTGGAACGGTTCCGAAACCGTTTCGAAACCGTTTCGGGAACTGTTGCGAAACGGTATGGTAAAGGCCGATTTCGAGGCCAGGTTGGTCTGGTTGCCGAACGCCATCAAGTACAACCCACCGGCAAATCCGAACGTAGTCAAAGGCTGGGCGAACGCCTGGGATGAACTCCCAGAATGCGCGTTGAAAAACGAAGCATATCACGCATTTAGGTTGTTCTTGGAACAGTATCCCGAAGCATTCCGAAACGCTTTCGAAACCGTTTCGAAACCGTTACCTGAACCGTTTCGAAAACAGGAACAGGAACAGGAGCAGGAACAGGAACAGGAACAGGAACAGGATAACCACACTCTGTCGAAATCGACGGCTGACGCCGCCGACGCCGACCGGGCTACGGATTCCAAAATTGCCAGGGACGACATCAACGAGGTCTGGCAGCATTACCGCACGCATCACCCGAGCGCGGCCAAGAGCTTAAAAACCAATCGCAAGGAATATCGCCTGATTAGGGAACGCCTAGACGATTTCGAGGTCGATGAATTGAAAAGGGCAATCGACGGATACCATAGCTCGAGCTGGCATTGCGGCAACAACGACCGCAACAAACCGTACCTATCGCTCGAGCTCATGATGCGCGATATCTCGCACGTGCAGGCTGGGCTTGAATATCTCGCAGGCAATCAAAGAGACAACGGCCGCCCGCGCGCCCTTGACCCAAGCGCACTGTTGCGCGATATGGCAGATGAAGGGACGGTGTAATGAGCGAATCGATCGAAATCCGGGTGCTTGCAGCGGCGATGGCCGAGCCCGGACTCTGGCTGGCGCAGGCCGCCAGAATCAATCCAGACCTTTTCCCTAACCAAAAAAAACTGGCGACCGAAATCTGCGCAATGCGTGACGCCGGAAAGGAAACCGACCCGCGCTCAGTGTACACATGGCTTGCGGACCGCGGCGCACCTATCAAACTGTCTGACCTGATGAGCATGGCAGACCAGTCGCCGCTGTCAATCGACTCAATGACCCAGGCGGTCGACGCCCTGCACGAAAACGCCAAGCGCGTCGCGGTCCGTCAGCTCGGCAATTGGCTAACCAAACAGGCAAGAGAACCCGGCGCCAGGGCAGACGATATCCTACGGCAGGCAATCGGAGCGCTGTCGGATATCAGCGCGCGCTCGAGCGCCGGGCCAGAGGAATTCAATATGATTCTGCAACGTGTAATGAACGGCATCGGCAAACCGCCGACTGACGTCGTCAAAACTGGCATCAGCACAATAGACGCAATCACCGGAGGTTTTCGCGGCGGTCAGATGATTGTCGTCGGCGCCCGGCCCAGCATGGGCAAAACGTCGCTGGCAATGGGTTTCATTCGCCAAGCAGCGGCGGCTGGCAAAACCGTGGCCCTGTTCTCGCTGGAAATGAGCGCCGACCAAGTCTGCCACCGAATCCTGGCCGACCTGAGCCAAATCAACCTGGCGCGGATATCGACCCATCACTTATCGGGCAACGAAATCCGGGCGCTGACCAACGCCGCCAACGTCGCGCACCGATACAAAATTTTTATCACTGAGACGGCGGTTGGCATCGACGGCGTATGCCGCCAGCTCAAACACCAGGGCGGCCTCGACCTGGTCGTTGTCGACTATCTCCAGCTTATGGACTGCCGCGCAGAGTCGCGCGAACAGCAGATATCGACCATGTCACGCAACCTGAAACGCCTGGCGCGCGACTTGGCGGTTCCGGTCGTTGTGCTATCCCAGCTCAACCGTCAAATAGAGCAACGCGCGAACAAACGCCCACAGCTGAGCGACCTGCGCGAATCCGGCGCCATTGAGCAAGACGCCGATATCGTGCTGCTGCTCTGGCGCCCAGGCTACTATGACACCGAAGCCGACCAGACCGAGGCCGAGCTCATCGTCGGTAAGCATCGTAACGGGCCAACCGGCCTGGTCGAGTTGGGATGGCAAGCCGATTGTGCACGGTTTGTGGACAAAGACAAATAAAGCGATTTGAGGCGATTTCAGAACGCAACACGAGGTAGGCATAGGGTGGGTTCTGGCAACGGCAAAATGACTGGCCTAGGCGCCGCGTGTGAGATCTTAGAAGGCCAGGTCGCCATCGATTTCGCCGTGATTGACTCCGGCCTAGGCGAGGCCGCCGACCGTAGCCTGGCCCAGGCCATCGAATGGCTGCGCGGTTTCGGCGGCCATAACCAACACTGGCCCGGGTGCCAATGTCAGCAATGCATCCCGGCGCGGTCAATTGTTCGGGCGGCGGTTCGGGATTCGACCTGTGCCTGCGGCCGGTGTCCGTTATGCTGGGCTCGAGCTCGAATCCAGGAAGGGCGGATGTGATGCCTGTTGTTGTTGGCCGAGATTGCGGGCTGATAGTGCGGTCGACGACCGCACCGGTCCAACTCGAATGGCTTTGCGACTGCGGACTGCGCGAAGCCTTCTTTTTGTCGGAGGGCAATGGGACCATGAGCAATTGCCCAAAATGCGGCGAAGCGCGGACGCTTTACCGGCCGGTTGATACAACGACGCGGTCATGATCGCGCGGCGCTACAGACAAGCCCGGTTCGTTTGCGGCGATTGCGGCCAGGTGAAGCTGGTTGACGTGCAGCCAAACGGACACGTCACAACCCAACGCTGCGACCATTGCGGGCGCAAAATGCGCACGTTCCGGGCGGTGCGCGACCAGCCCAAGGCCGAGACATGATTCGAGAATTCGCCAACTTGTTCGGGCTGACCATTCGGGAATTGCGGCTAGCTGGCCGTCGCATCGAGCGCCAGTCGGGCATAGTCCTACGCGCCAGGCTACAATTGCGGCGCTGGTATCGCCGCCTAAGGCAGTGTCGGCGCCGGCTGCGAAGGCAAAGCAGCCGACGACCGACAGGAAAGCAGAAAGGCCAATTTTGCGATTGGCAGGCTCACGACACCAAATATGGCCGATTGTATTGGTCTTGTCGATACTGTGGATGCAAAACATTGCGCCCTACAACCGAACACGAGCAAGCGCGCGCGGGCGCGCGTTGCGGGCGCGCGGGCGCGCGCGAGGGGGGTCATGCTTAGGATTGAGATACCACTGCCGACGCCGTCGCTAAACGTCCTGATGCGCATGCACCCGCAGGCCAAGAAACGCCTGCGCAACCAGTACATCACGATTTTCCGAGCGCACGCGACCGCGGTAACCCGGGTCAAGCCGGGCCAGTTTCGCAAAGTCTGGATTGAGCGCCGCGGCAAGCGGTTGCTTGACCATGACAATCTAGTCGGCGGTTGCAAGCCGTTGGTCGATGCGCTCGAACGCGCCGGCCTTATCTGGCGCGACAGCCCGCGGTTTGTTCGAGTCGAATAT